AACCATTTGTAGTGGAACATATGGGCAGTAGAATAGACCAGCATCAAACGCAGAAGAACCCTTATAACCAACGGTGAGATAGTTACCACCGATAGCATATGGATCAATATAAACCTTTAGGCGACCATTAAGCACACCAGCAAAAGTGTTGCCTGTGTCATCTACTTGTAGGTTATTTGAGTTAAGGGCAGGAGCATAGTCAAGTACACCAGCCATTTGAAGAGCAGAAGCTACGTCAGAGGAGCAGATAACAATGTTACCCTTACCACGACGAGTTTGCTTGGCGATTTGGTTTGCTTCACGTTCTAGTTGGAACATGAGACCCTTGAACTTCTCAACGGACCAACGACCAGAAGAGTCGGTGTCAAGGTCGAATACGCCAGCAGTTGTTGTGTTCTCTTGAGCACCAGCAACGGCGGTTACGTTAATTGTGCGAACAACTTCACGGTTGATTTCAGCAAGGATTTCAGCAGAGAGGATGTTAGCAAGTTCAGTCTCGGCGTCTAGACCATGGATAGCCTTTAGGTCCTGTGCTAGTTCCATGGTGTATTCAGCCTTGAGGGCGCGGGACTTAGCAGTCACTGTGACCTTCTCAATAGAGAAAGCCATCTGAGCAAAAGCTGAATTACCGTCTGTACCGAGGGCTTCAGCCTGGGCTGTTGACATGCCTGAACCGGTATTGTATGTGTTCACGGCAGTCATTGGTGTTGTATTTGTAGCACCTGGAATTGTACCAACATGCTTCTGACCGAAGGTGTTAGCACCAGATGTGACAGAAGAGAACTGTGTATTCACTTCGTTGTAGAAAGTCTCTGTGCCAGCTTGGTTGCTATAGCGTGAACGCATGGCAAAGATTAGTCCTGTTGGACCAGTCATTGGCTGTGTTCCGCAAATGTCATAAGCAATTAGGTTTGGCATTGCACGACGAACTAGGCTGATGAGCACTGGGTCAAATGTGTCAATAGCACCGGTTGAAGCATCAGAGCTTGAACCAGCCATTGCGTTGACTGGCAGTACTGAAGTCATTGCTTCGCTAAGCATGGTCTGGTATTGACCATGAGCAGCTGCTTCGCGCATTGCACGAGCTGTGTTTTCTAGAACAACAGCTGTCACTGAACGGCGGTGAGAGTCCTTGATTGAGGGTAGATCAGGATGCTCCAGGATAGGAGCCCATCTCTTTTGAATTTCTTCTTGTAGGTACATAAATGTTCCCTTTCTATAGTTGGGTTGTAGTATTTATAAAACTTAACGCTTTAAAGTTCTTGAAATAGCTTGAGCGTATCTACTGATTTCTGGGTCCGCAGAGACGACTCTATCGCTCTCGGGTGCTTCGAATGTTTCTTCTTCAATGTTTGAAACACGTTGTACGGTTTTCTTATTGAAGTAAGATTCTTTGACGTATGCTAGTTTCTTTCTGTAAGTGTCTAGGTCACCGTCAAACTCGATGCCCTCAACGAGAGCAGCGAACTTTTCAGACTCATTGAGAGTCAAATCTTCTGCCATTTCTCTAAGGATGTCTGTCATCTCAGACACGGTTAGAGCTTCTCTTAGTTGAACATTTTCAGTGATTGATTCATCAAGCTTTTCTTCAAGCACAGCTACTTTTGCAGCAAGTTCTTCCACCACATCAATCTTTTCTTCTGGCATTTCAATGTAATGCTCAGCAAATAAACCACGTAGTCCGTCAATGAATTCTTCTGTGATCTCGTTACGAAGAGTAGACTCAATAGCTACTTCATTTTCTTTCAGCCAAGTTTCAGTAACATAGTCAAGATATGTATCTAGTTTCTTTTCTAAAGCTTCTGAGATCTCAGCCACTTCTTCGTGTAGTCTCTCTTCATACTGCTCTTCAAGCTTAGCTAGTTCGACGATGATCTTAGCGTTTACAGCGGCTTCAAAGAGAGTAGTGGCTCTATCTTTAAATTCTTCTGATAGATCTTGACCATCAAACATTTCTTCTACATCTTCTTTGACAGATAGTTTTGGCATTGGATCACGTGTCTTTGGTCCTTTGCCTAGCTTAGTGTCAATAGAAGAAGAGTTAGAATCGGCATTAGCACCAGACGGCAGTGAGTCTGCTTCCTTACCAATAAGGTCCATAGCTTGTGTATACCACTTGGTTAGGTCATCCTTACGCATGGCATGCATAGCACCAATTACAGCTGTAATTGTTTCAATCTTTGACTTTGGATCAGCAACAGAACGTGAACCAGCCTTTAGTGTGTCAGAAGCAACAGATTCAGTAACTTCCTCCATTTCTTCATCAACGTTAATAACGTTTTCTTTCTCAGACATTAAAGTCTCCTTTACCAAAAGTTTATGATATTTATATTTTATTATTCTTTGAGGATAGCTTTTGGATAAAGCTCTCGAAGATGCCAAGTTTACTTTGTTCAATCTCATCCATGGTCATTCTCTTGAGTGACTTGCGTGTCTCATGTAATCTCTGTTGATACCATGTGTCAGATGACGCATCATAGACCCAATCAACATTTTCCATGACACCCTTTACAAAGGCATCTGGAGCTGATGGATCAGCTACAATATCAGCAGCAGTCGCTAGCCTAAAATCATTTTGTACTTCCATGATATTCTGTTTATTTGGCTTCAGTGTTCCCATACCACGAGATGATACACCAAGATTAGCACCTGACTTTAATAGACCCTTAGCGATATTGCCCATCGGTGTGTCAGTTAATTTAGCTTTACCGATATAATTATTACCATCTTTCTTTAGATCTGTAATCATATGTGATACACGATCAAGATTAATTTGAGGTCCTGCTGGATGTCCGAGTTCACCATAGGCTCTGTTCTGTGCAATATTTTTTGTCAAATAGTCATTAACAGCGGTTTCCATCACACTCATGGGATAAATTCTACCATTACGATTTGGTGTTTCTGCTTGAAGAAAGATACCTTTGATATAGTGATCTTTTTCACCTGACTCTTTAGCTTCAGATATAAACTCTACTTGTTCAATGTCTTCTCTAATAAGTTTCATCTTTAACCTCTAAATGCTGCTGGTGTAGCAAATACTGCTACGTTTGCAGAGAGTAGATCTGTTGGTGCTTTTTGTACAAAAATAAATTGATTTGCTGGAAGTACAAAAGAAGCATATTGGGTTGTTGAGTTTGAATATAGATTTACTTGTGAAGTAGCAGAGGCAGATACATATACAACTGTAGAGTTATATACTGTATTCTGTGATGTAACAGATATTACATTATTGGATGGTTTAATAATTTGCATTAAAGTCTAGCTCCAACTTCAGCATCTACATTCATACCAGGGAATGTGATGGGCGTATCATTTGGTGCAGCTTGTTCTTTTTTATCACCATAGACCATATAGTCATGCACTGCAGTCACTTGGTCTTTTGCTACTGCAATTTTTGCTTGAACCCATGGTTCAACAACCATATCATCTGAAAGATACATAGCAAGAGCCATAGCTTTATTAGCTAAAGCACGAAGCTGTGTCTTTGCCATCTCAGCTGATTCGTCATCACCATTATCTTTTGACCCAAGTAATGGATTGACTAGAGACTCTTTGCAAGAAGCATTTTCATGAACTGGACAATATGTACCTTCATTCGTCATGTTGCATGCTGATTCAAAAACAGAAGGATGTTTTGGTTTTTGAACATCAACACCAAGTTTCTTTAATGCTGTTCTTGCTTGGTGTTCAACACTAGCGGCGTGTGTTAACCCCTTTGCTTTTGGATTATTCATTAAATCTTTAACAATTCTTTCGTGACGACCTTTATGATAATCAATTAATTGCTGTTTATCCATTGCTTCTTCAAAAGATTCTTCATTCACGGGCTTTGCAAATAAAGGACTCACTTTGCCAACAAGCATAGTCTGATGAACGTCATAGCCTTGTTTTTCTAGATGCTTTGCAGCAATTTCGTGTCCTTCGTTGGGAGTCTTCATTTTTACATGAAGTCGTACGATCTTTGTAGGACCCCTGTCTTTAGATACTTGTGCTTTAAATGCATGAACTTCTGTTGGCTTTTCTACATTTTTCTTTGCTGCTTCATACACGGCTTCTGCTTCTTTTTGCTTATTACCGTGTTTATTTTCTTTTTCATCATCAAGCACATATTTTGTGGAAGCTTTATAAGGAGCGTCAGTATTACCGACTCTGTCTTCATGTTTTTCAGTTTTGTGCTTAGCAACCCAGTCTCTTTCGGCTTTAGCCTTAGGTGCATAGTCTACACCGGGATCCGTTCCAGTAGAACCAGGTTCTGTCTTAGAAGCTTTGACTCCTTTTAGGATGTCACTAAGTGGTTTCGCCATTTTCTTAATCCTCTAGTTCTTCTGTGTCTTCTACATCATTACTATTAAACATAGCATGTGCTACTTCTATTTTTTTGTTATCGATAGCAGTGGCTATCTTATCGACCATGATGTCTCTAAAAGCCGATTCAAAATCAGCTGGTTGCTGTTGCGCAGCGTAATAAATTAAATCACTCACGTCTACCATCATTCTTTATCCTTGTTTCTAGCAAGTATTTGTATAGCTGATTGATATTTAGACTGATCTATAGGTGAGCGTTTTGATAACTTACTTAATCTGTCTACAGTCTTTTGAGCTTCAGCTACTTTGTCTTGCGAATCACCACTCGGTTGTTGATCATCACCGGGTTGTTGATCTATTTGGTCTTGTGAAAAAGAATCTTCACCAGGTTCAATCTGATTCATGTTCCAACGAGGATCTTTATCTTCTTCAGCAATCTCTTCATCCATGTCTTCTATCTGTTCATCAGACTGCTTAAATACATTCTTTCTGACAAACTCGTGTGAGAAGTATTTACCTATCAACTGATTCTGATCCATGGAAGAATACAATTGAATTCTGTTCTGTAACACGTCAGCGTCTTTTAGCTCGGTAAAATAATTGTCTCTAGCAAAGTCATACTTGATGTCTGGAGATATGTTC